TCGTTCTCTTCGCGAGATATCGAGTGGAACGGACAGATGTGGCGATCTCGATTTCCAGAGACATACCCTGCGAACATTAAACTACAACCGCCATGTGAGTATTCTTACGAGGAACCAGACTCGAACGAGTTTGCGATCAACATGCAAATCACTATGAGCGGGCGTCATGTTATTGCGTCGATGGACGGTGAGATGCTTCCGAAGTCAGAACAGATTCATGTCCCGAACGTCGTACAGTTCGAGGCGTGGGCGCAGTTCACGATCATGGATCCGTTGGAGTGTCCGACGATCTACGAAGATGACGGTGGCGATTCGAGTATGGATGAAGTAATTACGGGAACCTAACGTATCGTTTTTGGAACTCACTCTGTGTTATGGGTGAGAAAAATACTCCTACATAACTAGGAGAAAGTAGTTTTACTAGAAAGGAAACACTATGGAAAATCTAGACCTCACTACATCTCAGATTCTTGGAACCGTGTTTTACACCGTCTGCGTCTTTGTCGCAGGTTCGTGGCTCGGTCCAAAGTTTTGGGGTTGGGTTGGCAAGTTCCTTCCTTGGAACAAGGACTGATATCAAGGCGTCGTTTCGTCGTCTTGAATATACAATCTAAACTCAACACCCTCGGGTAGAACACCATCTGGAACGATGGTAATCGTCCCATCAACAGTGCCATCACTTTCGATTCTAAAGTTCGGAAGTGATGGTTCTGTATACGGTGATCTTACGTCATCTATCCATTCTTGATTGATGTCTCTATAGTTGAGTGTCGTATAAAGTCCCGGGACAGATGGATCTGGAATATCATTCGAGTTTTGCCATGTAGATAAGACTTTCTTGTTTCTGAAAACTATTTCAATAACATCACCGTCATTGATGGTGATATTTTCTCCTTCGTCTGCATACATTACCACGACATAGTTGTCTTTATCTGTCTTTAAGACAGCATAGTCACTAAACACAGTGAGAGGTTCATTTGTAGTTTTGTTTTTGACAACCATTGTGGTGAATGTTTGACGCCAGAATTCATCTGGTCTTTCATAGTTCACTCCACTCCAACGAAGAACTTCGTCAGTTTCTGTGATATCTACAAAAACGGCAGTCCTATTTGTGATTCCAATATCTGAATTTGTGTAGTTGTTCTTGATAAATCCGTGAGTGGTATCAAAGTAGAGAATTTCACCCGAGTATGCTGGGATTACTGTTTTCGCACACGAAACTAGACCAGTATAGTCATAGTTATAGTCTATATCATTGAATGCGTCGTTAAGATTTGCCTCAAAGAACATGGCGTTTGGTAATCCATTTTCTTCAAATACGAATCCGTCGTTCTCTCTTTCGATGAAGTGGTCTCCGTTACCCGCGAACAGATATTCTCCAGTCACTTCATCTTGTCTGTATGTTCCAGACATAAGCATTCCTGCATCGAAATCATAGTCAACAAGAATATTACCAAAACCTTTCTGTTCATTTACCACATCGCCTGGATTGCTGTGCTGAATGCAAGGAGGACGGTGCGATATTGCAAGTGGATAATTGTGATTGGCATTTACAGATGTTGGTTTTGATCTTGCTGTTCCTTGAGAAACTTTAAATTTCACAACACCGTCAAATGGGTTTGGGTTTGCCGTCTTTACTTGATGAATGTCTACAGTTTTTGGTTTGAATCTTGAAATGAAGCGATACGCTTTCCTCCAAGGTGTAAGTCTGGTAGCATTACCAGAACCGTCGATATCGAGTGTTGTGTTCAAACCGAAGGCTAATGGAGTCAAATTTGGTGCGCTCCCCATGTCGATTTCGATACTACCACCAACATCTATTAATTGGTTTGGTGATTCTATGAACGCAAGGGTATCTGATTCCAATTTGTTTTCGATTGGTTTTGTTCCGAGTGGATTCAGTCTACTATATGTACTATCTGGATTCTGAACACTGAAGAACTTGTAGAAGATACCAGTGCTTGGGTTATCACGCAGTCTATATTTGACTCGAAGCCTAGGTCGAACGGAGATGTCGCTAATTGAAACACCTGTATGTGAACCGAGTTGGAACTCTTCACCGTCGATGCGGTCTACATCAAGAACGTAGGTGCTTGGGTCTTTTTCATATACACCTTTAACATAGTATCTTCCTAGATTGTTTCCTAAAAGAAGATATGTGTTTGATTGTATGTTTGCAGCGACTGGATTGTTTACTTCAATCAAATTTCCAGTAAGTGAAGACGGAAGTAATTCTGGATTAAATTGTATTACTCCCGGAGTAGAACTATTAGTTGACCATATTGGATTACTCTGATACAAATCATCAGGGAAATCTTGATTATTTGATAGTTGTAATTTTAGAGTGTATAGTAATGGACTAATACTAACAGCAGGGACTTCTGTGATGGAAATAAAAGATGGTGTAGATACAACTCCATCACAATCTATTTGTGTTCCGTCTGCTCTCTGTATATTTCCCCATCGGAACGACCTAAAATTTGAATTTATCTCGAAGGATGAGGTAGATTTATTGAATTCTAGTATTTTACTAATGTCGGTTTTATATGAATCAAATATATTCTGATCTGCGGCTGAAGTCCCGTCTGGTGCGATTACTGCCTCATAGGTAGCGTTTGTATATGGACCAGTCAGATTAATGTCCATAATTCCAGTAACACTGGAATAAGCCAATCGGTATGCTGGTTTTTGGAGAGCGGGAAAATTGGTTGGACCTATGATAACGCCTGTGCTGAGAGGCCATTCGTCGGACATAGTTTCTGTTGACCCTACCGATAAATCGACAGAGTTGGTAAATGTTATGTCCGAATTTAACAGTGGTGTAGCATTATCCAACGAATGAAAGAAAAACATCGCCTTCGACCTGCTGGTATAGTTTCCCGCATTGTGAGGAAGCCACTCACCAGATGAAGTTGTATATGGAATGTTTCTCAGAGTCATATCAGAATCCTATTGCGTAGATTATCATATTGGTATTACCAGCATCCGCTTTTGCAAAGATTTTATTCATATTATCAATTTCAATGAACACTTCATCACCAGCAGAAAGTAGATATTCATTATCAGTGCTTGCTGAGAAAGCGATATATGCGTATCCAGTTGCTTCTGGGTGTAACTTTATTCTTGCTCCACTCTTTAATGAGGTGTTCGCAGTTGTTATTTGTGTATGAGTTAATATAGCCCCATAATCCTTCTTAAAAGCACTCGCTGATGCTGGTGGATCAACCGTTACTTTCGGGACAGGGGTTGGGCCAGTTGGTATCCAACTTGTAATTCTACCCTCGACAACGCCCACATCTGTCTCTATGTTACTGAAATTTACTTGTTCGTGAATACCTGCAATAGCCGCTGCGACAGTAGAAGAAGATGGTGTTCCGAGTCGATCGGCGATTGCTTTCACACCAGCACAAAGACCAGAGAGAGAATGATTCATCGCAGAAAGACCAGCGGAAAGACCAGCAAGTTGTTCGATGTTCTGGAAAGTCACACCGACTGGTTCTCCAGTTCCACCACCAGATGTCCATCCTTGAACGAAGATTGGCCATGCTGCTGATGTTCCACCCGTTCCAGTGACGAACACACCTAAAGTTCCAGCAGTAGAACCTTGAATTGGAACTGGAGTTCCTACTGTGTTTCCTATATTGATTTCGGAGTCAACTGTAACATCGAACGAGATTCCACTGACGTTTGCGATGTTGACATTGAGTGCGCCCTGATCCCCGTCCATACAGATTCCGACTGGATACATGCTGGCACCAGACAATCCATAAAGAACTGTGCCTATTGTTCCATACGAAGAACCTGCTGGTGCTGTCAAACCACCTTGAATTGGCAGACCATCTACGATATCGAATGTAACTCCAACGAGCCCTTCGATTGGGCTAACATCACTGGTGGGACCGACACCAGCAATATAGATTGGGAAAGCGGTTGAACCATCTGCTCTTCCTTGAACCTGAATAGAGGTAGCGTTAGAGATTGCTCTACTGTCAATGACTGTGCGAAGAAGTGGTGTGTTGTCTTCCCAAGTTACACCGAGTTCGATTGCTTCTCCACCCGCGCCGTTTGTTGTTCCGTGGAGAACGGTTCCTACTGGATAGGCACCGCTCACACCTTGAACCACAATCGAGTCGGTGGTGCTTCCTACACTTCCTGAGTTTCCTAGATTTCCGAATGAGAGTCCACGAATGTCTAGATCCGTTGCAGAGACTGTTGGTGTGCCTGATAGGGAAACTGATCCTGAAACATTGACGGTCCCTTCGATACCAGATAGAGTTCCGCCTGTTACTTGAACAGTAATTGGGTTTGCGTCAGATGCTCCAGATGATGTTCCAGATACTGCAAGATATGTTTCGGTATTTTCTACGCCCACTACCGAACCAACATTAACAGTAGCACTAATCGTTGCGTCTGTTATTGCAACCTTGAGTGCATCACCAGAATGACCGAAGTATCTTGGTGTTCCGTCTGCTGTGATGTATCCGAGGTGAGTAAACACTGGATATGCGTTTGTGATACCCTGAACAACTACGCCGTCTTGAGATGTGTATGCGGCACTGTTGCCAGGAGTTCCAAGAGAAAGTCCAGAGACAGTGAAGGAACCAGAAACGGGAATTGAAACACCTGCTGCGGTTGTAATACCGACTGTTCCTTGGACTGGAAGAGAAACTCCAGACGCCGTGGTGACGCCGACAGTTCCACTAGCGAGGACTGTTGGTATTCCACTGATAGAAACACTACCAGTGACTGGAAGAGCGACACCATCTGCTGTTGTGATTCCAACAGTTCCCGATACCGTAACATCGCCTGTAACGGCAAATGCAGTCATTCCACTGAATCCACTTACGAGAATATACTCTTGAGTGGTTCCCGAAGGACCGAGACCTTTGATTGTGATTGCACCGCCGATTGCAGTTGTTCCAGAGACCATAACTGGAACTGTTGCGTATGTCGTTCCGTCTACATGAATCGCCGATACACCTTGACCATTAATCAGAGTGTTGAACGTGATACCAGAACCTTGGATGTAGGTATCTAGTGCATTATTATTCTGTCCTATTTGTTGTCCGCCAACATAGAGAGTAACGGGAAGGTGCTTCCCGGTGGCGGTGTCTACATATTTCGCTTGACCTTCTGGGCCCCAAGCCAGTTTGACATATTGATGGTGTGCAAAAGTATTTCCACCATCTCCGTTGATGTAATCTGTTGCTACGCTCGCTCCAGTGGATTCGCTACCTACTGTTACGAAAACATTATCGTCTGTGTCGGCCATTTAAGGTCTCCGTGAAATATTGCAATATTCTTAGTATATATACTTGTGTTCGGATGGTATTCATGTATACTATTCCGTGAACAGGAGATATACCATGTTTGAAAAAGTTGAAAGATTGTTCACCACCGAACTCCAAGAATGCGTAATGGCACATGGCGGGTCATATATTGATGCCGTCCTTTCGATCTGCGAGAGCAACAACATTGAACCTGCCATCGCTGCAAAGTATTTATCAAAACCAATAATCGAGAAGATTCAGGCAGAAGGAGAAAGTCTCAATCTTCTGCCTACCACCGCTAAACTTCCGATTTAGTGTTGACACATCTAATATACACGCTATACTACTTCAATCGTGCTGGGGAGTTCCCAGCGGACACACTAGTGCAGGGGAGTTCCCTGCGGAAAGGATACGCATATGAGTTTTAGTGATTTCAAGAAGAGGTCTCAAGGCAGCCTCGAAAGCCTCCAGAAGCAAATGGAGGAAGGTGAAACCAAGAAGTCCTACAAGGATGACCGCTTTTGGCGTCCCGAACTGGACAAGTCTGGAAACGGCTTTGCTGTGATTCGTTTCCTTCCCGCCAGCGATGGCGAGGACATTCCGTGGGCAAAGGTTTACAACCACGGATTCAAGGGCCCTGGCGGATGGTATATTGAGAACTCTCTCACTACCATTGGTCAGAAGGATCCCGTTTCGGAGATGAACAGCCGTCTTTGGAACAGCGGTATCGAGTCCGACAAGGATATCGCCCGCGACCGAAAGCGTCGTCTGAACTACATCTCGAACATTCTGGTCGTCAGCGACCCATCCAATCCCGAGAACGAAGGCAAGGTCTTCCTGTTCAAGTACGGAAAGAAGATTTTCGACAAGATTCAGGAAGCGATGAACCCCGAGTTTCAGGACGAAGAGAAGGTCAATCCGTTTGACTACTGGGGTGGTGCGAACTTCAAGTTGAAGGTTCGTAAGGTTTCGGGATTCGTCAACTATGACAAGTCAGAGTTTGAGTCTGTCTCACCTCTGCTTGGTGGAGATGACGAAAAGTTGGAGCGTCTTTGGAAGACGCAGTATAAGTTGAGTGAGTTTACGGATGCGAAGAACTTCAAGTCCTACGACGAACTCAAGGCCCGTCTCGATGAGGTTCTGATGGGTGATGAGCGTGGAGTTGCTACGGCAGAGAATGATACTGTTAATGATGATACGCCGAGCATTTCCCACACCCGTGTGTCGGAAGAGGAGGAGAGTCTCGACTCGTTTGATGAAGGTGCGGATGCTATGTCCTACTTCAAGCAACTAGCAAGCGAAGATTGAGAACGACACACGGAAGAACAGCGGGCGCCTTTTGGGGTGCCCGCTGTTTTTTATGCAAGCAAAACATTTCTTTCTTGTATTGGTATTCCCATCGCTAAGTTTTGCAACATTCTATTTTCATCGGATCGAGATGAAACCTTCTCTGGTATTTGTGTTCCGCCTCCTCCACCACCATCAATTTGTATAATAGTGGTATCTCCAGATTGAGTTGGTGGTGTAGAGGGTCGATCGTCTATTATTGACATATCTCTTTGTTGTCTTGTTTTCAAGTCTTCTCTTAATTGTGGTAGTCTATCTTCCTCGAAAAATAAACTATTAATCAAGTCGCCACCAGAGGCGGCCGCATTATAGAATGCCGATGATATATTCTCTAATCCACCCATAAAAGTCCATTCTGAAGTTGCTTGAGATGGATCTTGTTTGTCGAGTAAAGACATTTCTGTTGAACCTCCACTCAGACTTCTTCTTATACTATTTTCTAGGTTCAAAGTAGATTCAGAATCATACGATGGAATCAATAAATCGTTTGGATCGTCTGGAGAATTAGAAATAGCATTTGTATGTAATCTCAGAAGATCAATCATACTCTTTGGTTCAAACATATTGTCGGCATTACCTATTAATTCTTCCTCTGGGTTTTTCATAAGTAACCACGGAGGAAGGAGATTTACATATACCCCCTCCATCTCTTTTCTCGCCAGTGCTGCCATCTTCTTAGAAGATTCTATAGACCCCGGAGCCATTCCCCCTCCAGGCGTTGGTGCGGCCTGTGACAAATACTGGGAAAATACACTCGCTTCATACGCATCTAGATATTTCTCAAAATCTGGTCTTATCTTTTGTAGCAGATTTATCGCATCGTTATGGTATACCATTTTTGGTTGACCAGCATATGCTTGACGAACTTCTAGAAGTCCTTGTTTACCTTTTCCGTATGGGTATTTTAAGTTTTCTTGTTGTTGTATGAGTTGATCGGTTAGTCCCTCTGCTTGTATTTGTGCGTATATTGCTAATATATCTGGAACAAGACTAAGTACCATCGCTCCGCCTTTAAGTGCGCCTAGTGCGAGTCTGCTAGCCGCAATCTTTTCGGCTCCTGTACTAATAACCGTCCCAACACCAGCCCTAAGTGGTCCTTGTCCAAGACCCCTTCTTGCTCCATATTCAAACATCGCTTGTTCAAGTGTAGTAGCACGAAGCGGATTTGCCGCTGTCAATCTTGCGGCTTCCGCTTCATAGAACATTACTCTAGACGCATTTCTAAATGGGGCATTAGAGGCAGGGGTTGTTATTGGTGGTCTTGCTGGGGTAGGTATGGGAGTGGGTGGTGGGGTTGGTGTTGGTGGTCTTCTAAGTAATCTGTTTGCGCCTACTGCGGTGACTGTGCTACCACCACCAATTCCAAGCCATTTTAATAAACCTTGTACCACACCCGATGATACTTGTTCTTCGGTTGATGTTGAGGATGAGGATTTTTCGTCTTCTCTTCTTAAGGCAGAAGAAACCGATCCACCGCCTAATAGTTTCAAGTTTGTTGATTTTCTTCTTGCTTCGAGTTCCATCTCTCTTTTTTCTGATTCAGATGTGAAATCTTGAGAAGAACTTTCTAGAATCACCTTTTTGGGATTATAGATGTTTATAACCGAGTTCTTTATGTCTTTTTTAATCTCAAATTTTGATGTATCAATCAAAAGCACATCACCTTGACTTACTGCTTGATCTACCGCTTGGTGTGTTTTTGCTACATGCCTATCAGTTGATTTTGGTGTTATTTTACCACCCGATCCCATTCTAAATGTTCTTGCGTTCGCATCATAACCCGCTGACTGAAACATTCTAGATATGGTAGAACCATAACCACCTATTGGAGAAAAGGAAGAAGCATTTTTGTCGTATCGAATATTTTTTATGAGTGATTTGATTGACATTGTTTACTTTTTGTTCTTTTTTATCTTTTCGTTTTCTTGTATTATCATTCCGATATAGAGTTCCTTTTCCCACGGCATCATTGATTCGAGTTCAGTTAGAGAATACTTATGCCAATACATCATCTGGTGATTGCTTGTATAATAATTTTGCAGACTTGTATGACTATTGATCAGATAAAAAAACTGATGATATTATCAAACCTCTTTTCTGTATTTTCACCGCACGCTGGACATTTATATTTTAACTCCAAATAGTTCGTTGGAATTTTAGATAAAAACTTTTCGTTTATCTCATTAATCATTTCAAGTGTCATCGAATTGATGAAATTTTCTTGCTCATCTTTTGACTGATCATCAAAGGTATATACAGTTTCTTTATCAAATACTGTTTCAATACAAGACTTGTAAATATCATCTAACTCTTCATTTTGTTTTTCAGTATGAAGATTAACAGATTTAAGAGAAGGATATTTTAGTGTTACACCACAATCTTCTGTGAGCATTATCTTGTTGATTATTCCAGATTCGTCTTTGTTTTTCATATTTTGAATATTAAGCGACACTTCTGTTCTGGAGTCACAGTGATCACATTTGTTCATAAATGTCACTTCTTCTCCAACAGATTTTGAACGAATAGCAACTACAAGTTTTTCTAAGTCGAATAAGGGTAAATCATAAATGTCAATATCGTTTATAACACACGATTCACAAAGTTGAACCATTGTTTCAAACATTTCAACCTTGTCGTTTGATTCGAGTGCCATTAAGATTACTTTTTCTTCTTTGACAGTATAAGGTCTAAATTTTATTGGTGTTTTTTGACTGTATAGTTTTACACTATAGGTTGGAATTGTTAGTTTGGGTAAACTCATGATGTCTCCATATTATTTTACAAAGTCAGGATTGAAATCGGATCCAGCATTTAAGTCAGAACGAGGATTTAATATCCTTTTTGCGTATTCCAATCTAGCGGTCCAGTTGTCTCTTATATCTGCGATGTTTTCTTTGATGGTATTTTTGATTTTATCTTCCGCTTCTGATTCGTTTACAGTTTGTATTCCATACATGCCACCATATGATCTTGTATTGTTTAGTTTGTCTCCAATCATAGGGTTCCTTACGTCGCCAAAATAAGCATGGGAATTCTTTCGTAAATAAGTAATAATGTATTTTCTCCATGCCAATGATAATTGCATTGTTGCTATTGTATCTGTGTTTCCTTGTCCAACAGATATTCTACCAACTGATTTTGGCCAAACATCCGTTAATTTTATTTCATACAAAATAGTGTCGTCCAGTCCTAACGCACTTATGGTTGCATCGCATCTATAACTATCTGGATATGCTAGGTTCTGAGTCTTCTGATTTATCACTATATCCATCCAAGTTTCAAAAATAATTCTTTCTTTGAAATCATTTGATACTCTTAATGTTACATCTAAATCACCACTATATGTGGCTTCATATGGAATTTCATCTACAGGTCCGGCAAGTTTAATAGGTTCACTTGATATGTTTCGACTTGGAAAAAAAACATCTTGGACATCAAAATTAAACGACCGATTAAACTGAAATGGATTAATTCCAATCGGGTTTATTTTTTCTGGTAATGTGTCGATTATTAGGCTAAATTTAGTCGGTCTATAAAGATTTGCAGCATTACCCATATAGTCGTTGATATTCGATGTCATTAGATCCTTCTTTCTTCTTCGTTGATCATCCGTATAGAATCAGCCCAAACATTCTTTCGTGATTCGAGTTGGAATTTACTGATTGGAAGTAACGAAGCCAACGCCCAG